GGAAATAAAAGAAAAACATGAATCAGAGCACAAGACTATAACCATTAGTTGTTATCACTATCACTATCATCATTGTCATCCTGATTATGATCTAGATCAACAACCACGGTTAATTCTTCGAGAGACTCAGTGACAGTGTTCCTAAAAGAATCCATAATTCTCAGAAAGGTGTCAGATCCCTTGTATTTTTTACTTTGTTGTAAGCAAGTGTTCATTGCATCATCCTTCCTCTGAACATCAATAACCTTATCCCAAAATTTATTATATCTAACACATGAGTCATATGGAGTGATGTTAATATGAGTTACAGTTTGGAGTGCAATCATGCCAAATGAGACAGCTTCTATTTCATCAAAGTTAGGAGTGAAATTATCAATATCTTGATTGTTCAAAGCTACAAGCTCATTCACTAAACCATCAATACCAGAATCATCCAAAGCTGAGAAATCAAAATCCCAATCACCAACATCATCATCAGAGCCATATTCATCATCATCTGTTTTTCTACTCTCAAGAATCATTTTCTCAAGCTGAGAGTGCACTAAATAACCTCTTTCTTGTAATCTCTTATTATAAGAATCTTTGATCCAAGATTGTAGACCCTCTTTCTCTGAGTGTGATAAATTTAATGTGTCAAAGTTCTCAACGTAAGCATCAGGGACAAAATTAGAATCAGCTATTCCAGAGTTGATTAAAAAACCGAAAATCTTGTTTGGGTTGTATTTTCTAGATGTTAACCAGTATTTAGTCATGAGTCTAGTCTTAGAGTCATCAAGCTTGAGCTTATTGAAATCTTTGTCAGAAAACGGCTGTGTTTCATTATTAAATTTGTAAGCATATGAAGCAATTGTCTGTTTTCCAATAGAACTAATGTTGTTATTAATTGGAACAATATCTAGAGATATTTGTCTAAAATTAATTTTAGTTTTAAACTCATAATCACTTCTCAAAATATTAGGCAAGTTTAAATCCACATTAACAATTATCGGACACGACAAATCAGCCAGCCGAGTTGTTCTGAGGACTAATTTACTAGTCAGGTCTAAATAAAGCTCAGATGGTTTATGATTTCCACACTTTAAATCTTTCAAATGAGGTTGAAGCAATTTAGAAATACTGGCTGATTTTATTAAAGCTAAACTGCCATCATTAACCACAACAGACGTTACTTTGTCGTTTAACAAATTGATAACCATTTTGAAAGATTCAATGATCACAACTAACTCAGCTCTACCTACCCATTTTGATGTTTTCTTATCAAATCTTTGAGATTTTAGATAAATGCAAAAAGCATCATGATTAACTTCTGACAATACATCCAACAAGTTTTCATCTTTCCTCATGCAGTAAACCTTCTGAATAGCATCCAAGGATGACATAGTTGGATCTAGAGAAAAATGATCTCTGTGATCTAATATTATGTCTGTGATCAGATCCTCTTTGATTCGAGATGGTTCTAAGCTAGTGGAGATTAAAGTTAACTTATTATTTATAGAATGAGTTTTCTCTTTTATCTCATTGGTCATAGTGATCTTGGTTCTCAGTCTAGCTCCAGTGTCCTCAACAAACTCAACTTCAGTCCCTGGCAAAAAAGATCGTCTTTGCAAAACATCAAACATCTTATGAAGTGAAATGCTTCCACTTGTAGGTAACATGATTGCAATAGATCGTGATCTAGGTGTTAATTGGGATATATGGTTCATCATGGAAATTTTGTCATCAAATGGTGAGTCTTGAAATGATAATTCTAAATCTTCACACAACCAAGGAACAAGAATCTTGTAATTAGCCAAAATTCTCATTGCTCGAGAGTATGTTACAATGTCCACACCAAACCATAGCCTCATAAGTGAATCTTTAATAGAACCAATGTTGACAAATTCTGATCTAGAAATAGATGTTTTAACATATCTATAAGACATGCTTTTTGATGATATTGGAGCTGTCAACATTTTTCCTCTTGCTTTCTTTTCAATTGTTTTGGTTGCAATTGAGTAGATCTTTGAAGCTGGAAATGCACTATCTAGGTAATTCATCTTATCTGTAGTAGATTGCTTTTCACAAACAGCAACGAGATCCTCAAGATTTTTTAATGCTTGCAATAAAGACACTTTCCGATCTTTTTCTTCATCAGTCGAAACTTTATCAGACACCAAAACACTCTTGTGAGTTAAAACGTAAGCCGCCACTGAGTATGCTTTGGACGGTGTTTGGAAACTAAATGACTCAGCCGATGATGGTTTATAAGCTTTCAACACAATTTTAAGAATAGACTCTTGCAATGTTTCTGATCTTCGTAAAAACACA